TTGTGGAGAACAAGTTAAATCATGATTGGGATAGTTTACGATCTGACATTCAGAAGCACGGACTTAGGCACAGCACATTGTCCGCACAGATGCCTTCAGAGAGCAGTTCCGTTGTGTCGAACGCAACAAACGGAATTGAACCACCTAGAGGCTACCTGTCCGTTAAGAAGTCCAAGAAAGGGCCTCTTAAGCAGATTGTTCCACAGTATCAGTCGTTAAAACAGCATTACAGTTTACTATGGGATATGCCAAGTAACGAAGGTTATATTAATGTTGTAGCGGTAATGCAAAAGTTCTTTGACCAAGCAATTAGTGGTAACTGGAGTTACAATCCTACACACTTTGAAAACAACGAAGTTCCAATGAGTGTAATGATGAATGACTTGTTAACAACATATAAGTTTGGTTGGAAGACATCATATTATCAAAACACATATGATTATAAGACTGATCCAAGTGAAGTGGCTTTTGATGAACCAGCACACAATGTTGGATGGCATGATAACCAACCAGAAACACAACCAACTACATTGGCTGTGGAAGATGATGAAGAATGTGAAGCATGTGCAATTTAGGTTGACAAGTGGGCAAACCGAGTGTATTATATTATTATGAAAGTAAGGAAGTAGAATGGCAAAGACTGTATTCAATAAAGAAAAAGTAGACTTTACAAAACAAAACATGTTCTTCGGAGCAGATCAAAACACACAGAGATACGATACATTTCGTTTCCCTGTATTTGACAAACTTAACCAAACAATGCTTGGTTACTTTTGGCGTCCTGAAGAAGTAAGTCTACAAAAAGATAGGGCAGACTTTGCTAACTTCCGTCCAGAGCAGAAACACATCTTTACTGCTAATTTGAAATATCAAACACTACTTGATAGTGTCCAAGGACGTGGTCCATGCCTAGCATTTTTGCCGCATGTTTCACTTCCTGAACTAGAGGGTTGTATTGTTACTTGGGACTTCTTTGAAACAATTCACTCACGTAGTTATACACACATTATGAAGAATGTGTATGCTGACCCGTCAGAGGTGTTTGATACAATCCTAGATGATGAAAAGATCATTGCAAGAGCAGAAAGTGTTACTAAGCACTATGATGCTTTTACTGAAGCGGCTGATGCATTTAATCACCGAGGCGAAGGTAGCATGTATGAAGTTAAGAAAAATCTTTATATGGCAATGCAAACTGTAAATATCTTAGAAGGATTGCGTTTTTATGTGTCTTTTGCTTGTACATTTGGCTTTGGCGAACTAAAACTAATGGAAGGCTCTGCAAAGATTATTTCATTAATTGCTCGTGACGAAGCACAACACCTAGCACTAAGCACACACATTTTAAAGTTGTGGGCACAAGGCAAAGACGATCCAGAGATGGCTAAGATTGCTAAAGAATGCCAAGAAGAAGTATATGACTTATGGCGTGATTGTGTTGAAGAAGAAAAAGATTGGGCGGAATACTTATTTAAAGATGGTAGCATGATTGGTTTGAACTCTAAACTATTACATCAGTACGTAGAGTACATTGCTAACCGTCGTTTAAAGGCACTGGGCATGAATGCAATATTCGATGCTCCAGTTAATACTAACCCACTACCTTGGACACAGCATTGGTTAAGTTCGTCAGGCTTACAAGTTGCACCTCAGGAAACTGAAGTTGAATCTTATATTATTGGCGGAATTAAACAAGACGTAGACAAGGACTCACTTAAAGGATTCAGTTTATGATTGAAATTTACGGCAAGCCTGCTTGCCCGAGTTGCTTAAAAGCGAAACAGTTTTGTGAATCACATAAATTAAAATTCGAATATTTTACTTTAGACGCAGATTTTACACGTGAAGAATTGTTTGAGCAGTTTCCAACTGCTAAGACATTCCCACAAATCAAGATTGGTGACAATAAGGTTGGTGGTTATGAAGGCATGGTAAAATATGTCGAAGACACTAACTATAACGGAACAGGATTTACACTATAATATGTTAATTGAAGCACCATATAAGGTCGGTGATACCGTATCTTTTAAACTAAGTAGCGGTGAAGAAATTGTTGCTCGACTTGAAAAAGAAGATGACAAATCTTACACCCTCAAAAAGCCAATGGTACTAATGATGCAACAACAAGGACTGGGATTAGCCCCGTTCATGTTTAGCGTATCGCCAGACGGCAAATTTAACCTGCAAGCAACTTCAGTTAGTTGTATTGCAAAAACAGAAAGCGAAATTGCCAAGCAGTACTTAACTACTACTTCAGGCATCGCACTTTAATATAGGAGAAGACTATGACACTACATGAACAAATTGTACAAGCGTACCAAAACTATCTATCAGAACATGAGACTTGGGAAAACAAAGACACCAAGGCCGCGGCAACCCGCGCACGTTCGGCATTAGGTGACTTAGGTAAACTTACTAAAACACGTAGAGCAGAAATTCAAGAAAAAAAGAACGCAATGTAATGTGGGAGGTTTGGTGCAAAGCAATTGGCACTAAGGCCTACAACGACAATGCAAAAGCAGATCAGGTTGCAATAATACGCTCTTTATGGGTGTTACTACATATTGCAACCTGCCTTGCTATTATAACGAACGCAATAGCCAATCATGGTTTAGGACTTTTAGGATTATAGTAAGTTGAAACCTAATACAAAATTTGATTTTAATGTTGCAGAACTAGAGATAGTTGAATCGGCAATGAAATACAGAATGAGTAGACTACTTGCTCGTAGTAAAACTGTTGTCAAGGAAAGTAGTAGAGTAAAGATTGATGCAGAGATAAAGCACATCTACACACTACTAGGAAAAATTCATAATCAAAAGAATTGGTATGTTCCTCCAAACGGAAAACCATACGTTTCAGGATAATACATGAAACGATTTTATTTAGGACAGTGCGAATACAAATGGAGCCATGCACACAAAAGCATGGAACACATATGGATAAGGCGTGAACTAGGTGACGAACTTTACAAAACTGTAGAAAGCAATAACTGGGAATGGCATCTGTTACGTAGTAGTAGTCAAACCATGCCAGGGGATATGTACTGTCGTTGTGATATCTATGTAGATGTAGAAGACTCAAAAGAAGCAACTTTATTTGCTATACAATATAGTGAAAAAATGGTTGACAAAAACCATAATTGACTGTATAAATAAAGTATGACGTTGAAGCAATTCAAACGCTATACAGGACCCGGGGGCGGTACCCGGCGACTCCACCATAACTACACTTGAGCGGTTGGCCTAGTGCAAGTAAGGACTCGAAAGAGAATAGACTTGAGTGTAGTTATGATGGGGTCGAAATAGGATCGACTGGTAGTTAATAGAGTTAGTGGAGTTATCCGGATCTAAGCACGGTTATCGCGAAGAAAACTTATAATTGCAAATGACAATTATGCGCCAGAAATGGCAATGGCGGCCTAAGTAGGCTTCCGGAGTTGGTCACTTAGCAACAGAACGACTAGGAAAAGTGTTGCTTTCGAGCAACACTTTTTTATTGACAAAGCCACACTATCTCACAAAATATGAGGAAATAGGCTAACTAGTACTGTGAGCAAGAGAATACCGACCGGGACTTGCTTTAGACTAAAAATTAATATAAGGAAAATATAATGCGTTTAACAACTATAGCGGCGGCAGCAATGCTAGTCGCAACATCAGCAATGGCTGAAGACACAGTAACAGCAACACCAGTAGCACCAATTCTAACAGGTGCAGTAAACTTAGACTTTGCTGAAACAGCCGCAGGCAAAACTGCAGGCACAATGGGTATCGAATTAGATTTTGATGCTGGCGATTTTGCAACAGTCGACTTAGACTTTAAAGCAACAGACGGTTCAGCAATCACTTTGGATACATGGACAGTAGGCACATCAATCGCAGGTGTAGACTTAGCGTTTGGTGACAACAATGGTTTATTACCAGAAACAAATGCAAACACAGCGGCAGACGGAACATTAGCAAAGCCAGCAATGACTGAGTCATTACAAGCGTCAGTAGGCAGTGCAAGTGTAGCAGTTGGTTTAACTGACTGGACAACAGACATTAGCGAAGTAAGTAACCTACAAGGTGCATACACAGTAGATGCAGGCGTAGTAGATGTAACAGCATCTTTAGACTACAACCGTACAAGTGAAAACACTGTATTAGGTGCAGAAGTTGCTGGACTAGACTTAGGTATGGTAACAGCAGGCGGTATGGCAACATACGACACAGATGCAGAAGATTGGGCTTTTGAAGGTTCAGTAGCAACTGGCGGCTTATCAGCATATATCAACGGTTCAGATGATAACAGACTACAGCACGTAGGTGGCGAGTATACAATGAACTATGCAGGCGCAGAACTAAGTGCAGGCATTGACTATGATACAG